AGGCACCGAAGCCGCCGGGGTCGATCATTGACGGCATCGACTTAGTATCTGAATTGAAAGTCTTTTACACCTCTTCCTCTAAAAATCTGAAGTACGAGCAGGAAAACTATTCGCGCCAGGTGGATCGGTATGGAATAGTACTTGATGAACCGGAAGACATGAACAATCACCTTTGCGATCCGGTGCGATACATCACACTTTTCCTCGTTCTCATGGGCATCATTAAGCGCTAGTTTTTCGATTCATAGAAAAGCAAATAGGCTGTTTTGATCCTCTTTTGCAGTATTTGCGCAAGTGAGGTTTATTAATGACATTTTGAATCCCTTCGGTAGTATGTTCTCTTACTTCAGTTCGAGATCTTCGAAGGTTTACCGGTACGGCGTTAGCGTAGTTCAGGGCGCGACAAAGTTCAACCAGTTCCACAACGAGCACCATAAAATGACGCAGGTGCTTTCGAATCCTGCCGTGTTGAAAGTCTTCAGCCTTCAGTGCGATTTGTTTTCAATGGGCAAGGTGACTGTCATGAAGGACGATACCGAAATTGAAGATGATCCTTTTCTAAAATTCATAGCCAACCCGAACCCCTTCACAGAAACACAGTCGCAGTTCCTTTGGGATTACATGTTTTTTAACATGCTCGGAACCTCCTACACCTACGTTCACTCTAAGGTAGTAGAGCGCAAGGACAACAAAATGTACTTCCTGAATCCAGGGCAGATCAAGTGGCCAAGGGAAATGGAACAGAATGCGGATAAAATGATCTTTTCCGAGGCAGATGTTAACAGCATCAAGAAAACTCAGATCACCTATAAGTATAACGACGGCACAAAGTTTGAATTTCCATTGGATCGCCTTGTGATCTCGCACGATCTGACCAACGCCGCCGGCAATTTCTTCAAAGGACCCTCACGACTCGATGCGCTTGTTAAAGTTATTTCCAATAACGAATACACCCTTGACGCAGAGAATATAAACCTTCGCTATTCAGGAAAGTTTTTGGTAGGATCTGACAAGGCCGTCGGTCAAAGTATCCGCGTAGGGATGACGGACGACGAAAAGGAAGACATCGAAAAGAAGATCGACACCGACGAAAAAAGCGTATGGAGTTTACAATCAATGGTGAAGATTCAGCGCTTTGTTTCTGACATGGCGTCGCTTCAATTGAAAGATCAATACCTCCATCAATATTTTGTAATCGGATCGATGTACAATATCCCGCGTGATGTGCTGGAAGCGTACAACTCTTCGACGTATGAGAACCAGGAGAAGGCACGCGCAGCGCATACGAACTATTGCCTTGAACCAAAGGGCGAACAATTCATGGACAGTTTTGAAAATCATTTCAAATATCCAGAGCAAGGAAAGAACATAACGATAAGCTGGAAGCACTTGCCATTCATGCAGGTTTTCGCAAAAGAGAAAGCGGACACCCAAAAGGTTACTATCGAAAATCTAAATTCGCTGCTAGCGCTCGGAGTATCAATAGATCAGGCAAACGAATACTTAGGAACCGAATTTGAAATCGAAGAGCCGCCACAAGATGAACAGCAAAATCAACAAGGACAAGTTGAAGAAGGAAGCCCAAGCGAAGAAGAAAGCCAAGGAGGAACAGCACCTAGTGCAGAAGAAAAAAGAAGACTAAGGGTTTCATGAAAGACTTTGTTTACAAATACCAAACCGTTGATCCTTTAGGTCGTTACACCTGGGAGGTTAAAAGCTTTAAAACACAATCAGAACTTTTTGCCTATCTGGTCGCAGAAAAGGAAGAAGTTTTCAGCCAAAAGAAATCAATAACTAAACGCGCTGAAGGTTCACTGTCAACAATCTTTGACACTACTGGCGCTGAATCGGTGACCACAGCGAAACAAAAGCCGCTGTATGAGAACAATAAAGAACTTGGCGTAGTTAAACGCACCGTAGTGGCTAACACCTATTGGTGGATGGACTCGCACAGTGATGTGCATTTAGGTAAAGGGCAAGAAGAAAACGGGAAGGCCGTGTTTACGGATTCCATCAAGGATAGAGCGCATAAAGTTTTCCCGACAGATCAACACAATTGGAGTTTAGACGGCAAGATGGGTAAAACCCTTGCCCTGTACGAAGCGCCGATATCATGGCGGGCGCTGGGTGTTGGTCGCACCGGGATGACGGAAGCCTTATTTGCTGATGCGCAGATCGAGAAATCAAAGAACGAAAGACGTTACGAGGATTACCTGAATGACGAAATCGATCAGCACAGCGTAGGCATGCGCTATCAGGACATTGAACTTGCGGTCAACGATCAAGATGAATACCCGAAAGAATTCGCGGTATATCAAAAGTATATCAACAAAATCGGCAATCGTCAGGAAGTAGAAAAGCAGGGATATTTTTTCGCTGTTGCCAAAGCACACCTTTCGGAATACTCCGCCGTGATTGCCGGATCGAATGAACTTACACCAACACTTATCCAGGGGTCGGGTGACACTGGAAAACAGGAAGCATCGGGTGATGTCAGACTAGTGGAGGGTTTGAATAAACTAATTTTTAATCTAAAACTAAAAGAACTATGTCAGAAGTAACACAAACACCCGAGCTTATAGCCCTCGAAAAGTTGACAAATCAACTCGACGGCTACACAAAAAAGCTTGGCGATAAGTTGGACAAGGCAGAACTGAAAGCCGTTACCGACTCCATCGAAGAAATGAAAAAAGGTATCGCAACCAAAGAAGCAGTTGACGCCATCAAGACAAGCCTTGACAAATTCCAAACACAATTGGAAGAAATGCAGGAAGACGTCAACACTTCCAAAGGCAGCAAATTGAAAGATATTCGCAAGAGTATCGGACAACTGTTCATCGAGGCAGTTGAAAAGCAAAAGTTCGACCTTAGTTCAACAGCCCGCAAAGGTGCACAGCACTTTAACGTGGACATTGACGCACCTGTTCAGAAGGTTGTCGGCACCATGTCAACGGCCAACGTGGACGCAGTAGGCACAAACTCGATTCCTTTCGAGCTGGCGGATTTTGAATTCGGCTTGACTCGCATTGCGCGTCGTGCCCCGTTCCTGTTGCAATTGGCCAACACTTCACCGATCTCCACCATGTACGCACAATGGGCAGAACAAGAAGGCGTAGAAGGTGCAGCCGATGAAACTGCGGAAGGTCAGGACAAACACCAAATTGATTTCGATTGGGTTGAAAAATCTGCGAAAGTGGAAAAAATCACCGCTTACGTTAAGGTGACCAAGGAAGCACTTGCCGACTTGCCAGGCTTACGGAATGAAATTGACACAGAATTGCAAGAGCAAGTTCTTTTGGCCGCTGATGACGACCTTTGGGATGGCGACGGCACAACACCGACGATCAAGGGGATCACGGAGTTTGCAACAGCCTACAGCACCCCTTCAGGGCTCACACCTACCAACAGAAGCGAAGTTATCCGCGCTGCTATCGCGCAGGTAGTGACTAACAAGTTCATGCCGAACTACGTGGTACTGCATCCTGTAGACGTTGCAGCCATGGATCTTGAAAAGAGCGAAGACGACGGACACTATATGTTGCCTCCTTTCCGTTCAGCGGACGGCGCGGTAATATCTGGCGTTCGGGTAGTTGAAAACCTCGGAGTTACCCTTGGCGACTTCCTTGTCGGTGACTTCACCAAGTGGCGCGTAAGAATCCGCGAAGGTTTCAATATCGACGTAGGACTGGACGGTAACGACTTCACAAAGAACCTTGTAACGATCATTGGCGAAATTCGCCTTGTGTCTTACGTGAAGGCAAACCATGCAGGTGCATTTGTGTTCGGTACATTTGCCGACGTACTTGGTTCTTAATCGATCCAGGTGATAATCGACGCAACAGATTTTAGCGATAGACCATATAAAGTCCCGAACCAGGAAGAAAGTCGGGACTTTATTTCTTTTATCGAAACCAAAGAGGAAGAGCTGGGGCGTATGATCCTTGGGAACGACCTCTATGATGAATTCATTGATGCCCTTGCCGCTTCCGGATCCCTGGAACAGATATACGTAGACCTTCGCGATGGAGCGAGCTACACCCACAGTAATAAAACCTACAGGTATAGGGGCTGGGTGGACATGATCAGGCCAGGAATATTTGCCGAATGGCTTCCGAACTTAACCTATAAGTTAACTAACATCGGGTACGTCGAAAACAATGCACCCGACAAAAGCGATCTTATCGAAGATCAATACGAATTTCGTGTCCTGCACTGGAACAATTTCGTACGAAAAGTAGGACCGCACGTCCGTAATGGTTATACTTGTGTAGACTCATTCTATGGGTTTATGTTGGCAAACGAAGAGAGCTACCCGACATGGGAGTTCACTTGCCCCAAGTATAAAAACCGCTATGACCTTTAAAGATTTCTTTCTAAAATCAGCACAACTTTTACTCGCAGTTATTTCGTTAGGCGTCTTTTGCCTGTTCTGCGGCTTGCTTGTGAAGTCCGCCTATAACCTGTTCATGATAGGTTTCAGGGTATGGTGAAGCTTAAACTCAACGGCGAAACCTACCATTGCCCCGGATCATACGAGGAAATAAAAACACGCCATTACGTACCCTTTCAAGCAGAGTGCCGCAAGTCTTCCGACATCGCCGATCTTGACTTTTTCCAGCTATTCAACATTCTCACAGACGGCCAGTTCACCGCCTTCGAGCGTACCGTCGAGAACGAGATTGCACTAAATAACCTCATGGCATGGGTACTCACGCAGGACTTTAAATTCGGCACCATTTTGCCTAAAGTGCTGGAGTATAAAGGCAAGCTGATACCCATTCCACAAGAGATAGGCGAACTAAGTATCGGGCAGAACATCCACTTGCGCCGCGATTACATCGACAAATCAAAGATATTAGAGGAAAGTTTATCCATAGCAACAGCCATTTACCTACAACCCCGCATCGACGGCGGTCAATTTTCCATCAAAAGGGCCATCGAAATAGCGAAAGACTTCGACGAAATGCCGGCCTACTTAATCTACCCGATTGGTTTTTTTTTGCTAAAACGTGCGCTGATCTCTGGGATTTTGCCCGTAAGGATCTCACGCCTGCAAAAGATCAACCCAAGGCGGATGTTCGCGCAAATGTGGCGCGCCTGGCCAAGGTTCATCTTCTGAACGACTACGACGATCTTGATCTGATTGATCAGTATGCCACACGTTACGGCCTTGATCCCGATTGGGTATTCTACAACAGTCAATTTGATTCAGTGATTGGCCTTTTAGTCAAGTGGAAAAAGGAATCTGAGTACCGCGACCGCTTTCAACACATATGGTCGGAGATCCACGACACCCCTAAAAAGTGACATTTTAAGAATTCGTGACTTTTCTTGTATATTCGTGAGAATTCGTATAACCGAGTACGCGAATAAGCAAGTATGCAGACAGTTTTAAAGGCTGCTGTCGAAGCCAACAACATCCCCGGAATTAAAGGGCTTTCATTCGCCAGCCTTCAGGAATTCAATTCTTTCAAAGATTCTTTCAATTACCTCGACTGGCCGCGCAATATCATTGTGCCATTTGCCCTTGACGGCGTAGTCGAAGAGCATCGCACCGCTGAAGTAATCAACATTCAGGGATGGATGATCACGCGCATTAACCAGGATACCAACGACTTCAGGTCTTTGAAGATCGAACCGGATTTCATTGAACCTATGCGCAAGGCTGCGCGGAAGTTCATTCTAAACCTTGTGGATTCTGATTTGACCAATCCGCAGGTGACAAATATCAGCTATCGTATTGTGCCAGAATATCAATTCATGGATGCGCATTTGTTTGGTGTGTCGTATTCGTTACGCTGGCCTATCAATGGCCG